AGCGCGTCGGGAGCCTCGCCAACGTAGACGTTCGAGTTCCAGTTGACCGCAATGCCACCCCCGCCCGTGGTGACCGTTCGGGCAGGATAGACGTCATCACTGCGGAAGATGCGGATGCTGTCATTCTGATAGATGAAGTTCGCCGTGGAATTGTCCAAGAACAGGCTTATGGTGGCGGTGTTTATTCTCAAATTGCCAGCGTCCAGGGCGGTGATGCCGCCAAAGAAGTTGCGAATGCCGTCCTCGGTCGACTGGTTGTAAACCCACCACGCATAGAGGGCGGCACCCAGGAAATCCCCGGCCATGCTCAGATTGACATCATCGTTTACATAGTCTGGCGTGAAGCCTGTGACGGTTGATCCGTCGATGCCATAGCTTTCATAAACTGTGTCATTTGCCTGCGAGACCAGGAAGGTGGCGCCGGTTTCGGTGAAGATGCCGGTGGCAGAGACGCCCAGCTTGGCAGTCGCGCCGTCAACGTAGGTCGCCGTCAGCGTGATGTTCTTGTTGCCGGTGTACAGGAAGTCCTGCGAGAACCCGGGGCTGGCTAGGACATCGTTGTATATCTCGACGTTGTTGGTGGTGTTCACCACCCGCACCCGAGAGCCCGCCAGTAGGTTCGGCGCCGAGATGTTGGCGAACTGCCGCGCCGTCACCCGTGCCCCGAGCGCGCCAATCGTCGTGTTGACCTTGGTGATAACGATATCCGCCGTGCCGATGTTGGAGATCGTGCCGGTTATCACGCAGTTGGTCATTGTGATGTTAATGCCAAACGGCGCGCTGCTATCGTAGGTCAGATTGCCAGTGATGGTCACGCCCGACAGGTCGGACGGGTCAATCTGCGACACATTCGCCGTGATGGAGGCGTTGTTGAAGTTGTCCGGGATGGTCACCACACCGCTGGTGAACAGCGGGCCAGTGATCGTTGTGCCGGGGCTTAGGGTGTAGTCCGTCCAGATCGAAAGGCTGGTGCCGTCAAATATCCACACGTCGGCCGTGTTGTTGATCGTGACCGGATAGCTGCCCGCCGAAGGCGATGTACCCGCCTTCGTGATCACTCGCGCGTAGGCGATGCCCTGGTTGGTCGTCTCGTAATAGGCCGAGTAGTCGTAGAGCTTGTCGTTGTTTTCCAGGACCGTATAGGCGGCCACCGTCGCCTTATTGGCCTGGGTGACAAACAGATCGGTGAGCAGCGTGACCGTGACGGTCGTGCTTGCCACTGCCGGCAGATGCGTGCCGGTCTGCGCGTCGAAGCCGTAGCGCGCGACCTTGTAGCCCCAGGTGCCGGTCTGCCCCGTCGTGTCCAGCGTGTAGCTGGTGCCAGAGGAGGCGACATAAGCCACCTCTGCGCCCGCGCCGTCGGTGATATAGACCTGTGACCCAGCCGTCAGGCCGTTGATGTTCAGGGACGTGACAGGCCGCGTGGCGACGTTCGCGCCCACCGTGCCGATGGTGGTGCCGCTGGTGCTGATGGTGACCAAGCCCGAGCCGCTGTTGCTCACGGTGCCCGTGATCGTGCAGCCGGTGAGCGTGACCGTGATCGGCGTGTTGGTGTTGTAGGTCAGGTTGCCCGTGATCGTGACGCCGGTCAGGTTGGTCGGGATCGCCTGAGCTACGTTGCCGGTGATCTGCACGCCGCTGGATAGCGAGCCGGACAGGGTGACGTTGCCGGTGATGTTCCCAGCCGTCAGCGCGCCCGTGACCACCAGCGTGTAGGTGCTGATGAAGCTGGAACCGTTGGAGGTGCTGAATGGGTCGTTTTGGGTCAGATTGGCGAGCAGGCTCAGGCTGTCCTGCACCGCGCTCCAAACCTCCGCCGCCGGGCGGCTTGCACTCAGTGTGATCGTTGAGGCGCCATAATTGACCGCCACGCCCGTCACGCCGGGCACATAGAGCGGGTTGCTGTTCGTATCGAGCACTTGCGTCTGCGTGATGGGAATGCTGATTGCGGTCTTGGTGTAGGTGCCGGTCAGGCTGGAGAACGTCCGGCCGGGGAAGCGCGCAACCAGCCGATAGGGCACCGGGACGGCATCGTAGTTGTACGGCATGGGCACGCTGCCGCTGCTGCTGGTGAGCAGCAGGCTGCTCTGCAAAACAGGTGTGGCCGGTACAGCGTTAAGATAGCCCGCGATCAGCGTGCCGACCTGTGCGCCGGTAAAGCCGAGTTCTGTTCTGTACACGGCAGGGTCATACGCCGCGTCAATTGTGACGGGCAGGCGGAGGCTCATCAGATAGCGGCCAGTGACCGCCGTGGTACCCGTGACGCGAAACTGCAGGTCAAGGCCGACCGATGAGCTATAGCCGGTCAGAGCCGCGCGTGCGGTTTCCAGATCGGCGTTGCTGGTGAACGCCGTCCAGGCGCCCGTGTTCGCAGTGCCCCAGTTCATCATGCGGAACTCGACCGTCGTCCCAGCAGGAATGGGGTTGGTGCCAGCGCCTAGGTTGTAGTTGAAATCAAATGCCGTGCCGGTGAAGTTGGTGATGCCCTTCAACGCAAACACAGACTTGATGACAACGGCGTCGCCGATGGCCGGATAATAGATACGACCCAGGTTGTCGAGAAGCGCGCCACCGCTAAAGGTGTACATATCAAAGGCGCTTTGGGCAGAGAAGCTCCCGACATAAACTGAGCCTACAGTCTTGGCTGTGTTTGACAGAACAACAATAGGCTGTACGTCAACCAAGTTTGGGATAATTGAGGCTGTTGCAGTTGTATTAAAAAGACGATGCGGTCCAGCAACCACATCTAGTTCTAAACCACTCTTTGATGCACCGCCGGTACCTGTTGCTGTGCTTGTAATCGTATCAATTAACAGCATACGGAACAGTCCGCCGCTGTTAGTGATAGAGTTACCAAGCAAATAGCTTTGAGCGGCCGCGACCACACGAGGGTTTGCAACAGATATAAAGGCAATAATGCTATTCAATCCAGCATCACTTACAATAGCGGTTGGCTGTAACGACCCAGCGACGGCTGGATATCCTTTGTTATGACACACAACGCTTTCGCACGATGAGTCGATACTGATAAAAGGCCCTCTTGAAACAATACCGCCGCCCCAAACTTGCAAGCCTCTAAACGTGCTATTCACTGTGCTTTGTATTGTCGTAAATGTTGAGCCATCAGTGGAGCTATTGCTGTTGCTGTTAGGCAGGGACGCAATAAAAATGTTCTTTATGTCAATGTTGGTGGTAGCGGCGATAACAAACCCGCCACCAGCCATATAAAGCCCATCTACAGGAGTGGCGCATTTAATAGTTGTAAACGCAAAGCTACGAAATCCGACTGTGGTCGCCGCTCCATTCCGACCCCATTGCCTAGAGTGCAAATTGCTGATTATCTGGGCGTTCTGGATGTTGGTGCAGTTATAGGTTGTTCCGGCGGTGTTGCCTGGGTAGTTATTGTTGGCATGAACGCTAAAAATGCTGCCACTTCCAAGCATGGAGGTAAGGTTTATTGTAGCAGCAACTGCTGTGGGAGCTTGCCAAGAAGCACCCAGCACGCTCAATGTATCTAAATCATACGTCCCGGCAGAGTTACCAATGAATGTTGCAAAACACCCAAAGTCCTTGAGTGTTAGGTCGGCGTAGTTTTGAAAGTCATTTCTAAACCGCATGCCCGTGCTGCAAACTTGCAAGTCAATAGTGCCGCTAGGGTTGCAGCTAAAACCAGCGTTGTTGACCGTGTTAAGGGGCGAAGGAATCCAATAGACCAGCGTGCCGATTGGAAAACTTGCCTGGGCTGTTGTGCCGTACTGACCCCTAAGCTGTGAGGTCGCACTGACCACCGCACCCGCACGGGTCAAATAGTGAATTCGCTCAATCGTTGAGCCGCTGACCAGGAGGAAAGAGCCAATCGACTGGTTGACGTTGATGGCGGCGTTGGTCGTGGGTCCAATCGCTGTGGCCAGCGTGAACGCCTGCGCGCCCGTGCCCGTGATGGCGGTTGCCAGCGTGGTCTGCTGGACTTGGGAATTGAAGTGGATGTTGGGAACGCGCACCCGAGCGCCGGTTGGAATCTTCGTGCCGTTCGTGCCGTCACCCACCCGCACTGCGGTCGTGAGCGGATTGAAGAACAACACCTTGCCAACTTCGCTGCCGCCGACCTGAGCCGGAGCGATCAACGAACCGCTGCGAATGATGTAGCTGGTGCCAGCACCTATCACGCCGCCTGTGTAGGTCGTGCCATCTAGCTCCTGAATGGTCATAGATGTCGTAGAGGCGACAGCACTGATCACAAAGTCACGGGCGATGCTTGGCAGCTTGAATGGCAGGCCGATGTTCGAGCTTAGGAAGTTTGTGCCCGTGCCGGTAACTGCGCCACCAGCCGTGACCGCCACCGTTCCCGTGGTGGCGTTTGGCGCATTGAAGGCATAGGTGTTGACCGTGCCGCCCGTCACATCTTCGGGGATGGCCTGCCACACTTCCCAGACATTCGTGCCGCTGCCAGTCTCGACCTGAATCATCGTCGGGTAGTCGATTGCCACGCCGCCGATGTTGTTGGCGCTAAACAGGACTTGGTTGTTCGCGCCCGTGCTGGTGCCGACAGTGATCCAGCCGCCCCTGACTTGCAGCACGGCATTCTGCTGGACGGTAAACCCACCGTTGTTCAAGGCGGCAGAACTCAAACCGTTCTGCATGAAGAACTCAAGGTTCAGCGGAACGGTCATGCTGGCGTTGCTGACCTCGATGCGCCCAGTGCCAAGCGCCTGGATGAGCGTGGGACGGATTGACCATTGGGAGTTGATCGTCAGCGTCACGCCGTCAAGCACGTTGAGCGTGTCGCCCAGGGCGTAGGTGACCGCATTGATATTGCTGCTGGTGGTGACGTCAATTGTTGCCATGGCTTACGCTCCTAGCACCGTCATGGCGTCACCACCTGATACAGATCATACTGCAACGTGAGCCTATTAGCCCAGGCGTCGGCGTAGGTTCTGATCGCCGGGTTGTTGCCTTGCGTCGCATATCGCATGGCCCCCGTTGAGGTGCTGTATTTTTGCACAAGCCAAGCGTTACCTCCTGCCGACTTCCCCAAATACAGCGGATCGCCGTTGAGGAAGTCGTTCAGAAAGTACGTTACCGGTGGGTTAAAGTGGACGACCCCACTAACGCCCATGTTAGCCTACCAAAGAATCTGCAAATCGCTTCAACTGCGCCCGCACGTCAACAAGCTTATCTTCCAGCACAGCCACTTCAGCCTGTAGCTCGTCCTTCTGAGCATTCAGATCCTTCAGGACGATCTCCGATGCCCGGCTTGCTTCCGCAATAGCGGCAGCACTCGCCGCTTCAGACTGCTGTCGGCGGACCTTGATAGCCTCAATGGCAGCATCAGCAGACGCCTTAATCTGCTCGACCTCCGTCTTGGCATCAGCCTTGGCTTGTGCAATCTCTGAGGCGATCTGAGCGCGGACTTCGGCAAGATCGTTAATAGCCGAGGTGCGCTGCTCTTTGGCGGTTTCAACTCGCGCCAGCGTCTCGGCCAAGGTGGCTTGCGCGCTGGCAACGTTAGCCTCAATCGCGACTTTGTGCTTGATCGCGTTGCTGAGAACAGAGAAGACCTCTTCGGCCTGCCCTAAAGCGCGGGTCATGGGCGAGAAGTAAGCCAGCGCCCCCGTTAGGGCAACGCTGGCCTTGTCAATGTCTTGCTTGTCCATGTCAGTGCCCCGATTGAATGACTGTCATTGTCACGGACCCCGAAGTCCACGCTGTCACAAGCAGGCGAATGCCGGTGACAGGGAAGGCATAGTTACCATCCCTATCAGCAGTCTGCGCCACAATCGTGGAGTTCGAGAAAAAGGTGGCCGTGGCCGGGTTGAACGATGGGCTCTGCACGTCGTCAAAGGTGTGCTGCACCGTGTAGGTCAACGACGCGCCCGCCGACACGTCACACCCAATGCCGACATTGAATGGGACGGCATAGGTGTTCATCGGGATGACTTGTGACGCGGTAGCGGAGCTAACGGTCACTCGTACTGGGGTGGACATGATGTGCTCCCATCAAGCGCCTATTAGGCGATCGTGACGCCCCTGAAGCCGATGACAGCCCAACCTGCGGAGGTGTAGATCAGATCCACCGCGTCACCGACATTGGTAAACGTAATGGTGGTGAAGCCAATCTTCGTGGTCGGGGTCAAAACGGCAGAGCCACCGTCAACCACATGCACCACAACCTTAACCTGACCCACCGTGCCGTTGGCCAGCGTCAGGGCCTGCGAAGCGCCCGTCGTGGTCAGGGAGGTGAGCATGTCCGTGACATTGACCGCGCCCGCACCAGACAGCGCCTGATTGGTTGCGATGATGTCGCCCGTGACGTTGCCGGTCACGTCGCCGACGACGTTGCCAGTGACGTTGCCAGTGATGTTGCCGGTGATGCCGCCAATGAAGCCGTTCAGCGAGGTGACGGGACCGGAGAAAGTTGTCGAAGCCATTGGTTTTTCCTCTCATGCGAGATAGGCGTTGTAGTCTGCATGACGTCAGCCGGGGCTGTCTACAACGCCGGTTTACCCCGGAGTGCCCAATTCTAGTATAAAATCAAGTGGGCTGGCTAGGGTTTGTTTAGGCTGCGCTCCAGACCCAGCGGCGCTTGCCGCAGTCGTAAATCCGCCGAGCCCCCATGCAATAGGTCATCTCGGCCTCGCTACGCGGGTCGTAGGCAGGGGCAAAAACGTCCTCGCTCCCGTGCTCGCGCAAACGCGCGGGGATCGCGCGGCGTTGGTAGTGAGATTTGGGCCGCAACCCGGTTTTTGGACTCCACACCGCATAGTCAGGGTCGATTTCCGCTTCAAGGCGGAAGCCTAGGCGCAGGTACATGCCGCCGGCGAACAAACGATTGTCCGAGAAAGACTTGACTAGGCTGGGCCGCACCTCGTCGAGAAATGCACGGAAAAGGCGCCCAGCGCCGCCAGCGACGGTGACGCGGGTTGCGTAGCGAGCCAGCGTCCATTCGCGTGGGCCGCCGGTAGTGCCGCGATCGTTCGCACCCAGCGTGAAGCGCATGCAGGCAACGAGCTTACCTTTCCAGTAGAGACCCCAATGTCGGCCGTACCCGGCGCCCCCCTGCGGGTGCCAAGCATCAAAAAAACGTGCGGCCTCATGAAGAGGGACGGGCGCCAGGTCGCACTTGCGGGCCATCAAACGCCCGCGTGACGCGCCCAGGGCATTGCGTATCAAGCGCAGCATTTGCCGCCGCCGCAGAGTCCAATCGGTCTCCCAGACTGTCAGCAGGCGGATGCCGGCGGACTCGCAGGCACGATGTTTCTCGGCGTGGCGGCGACGTCCGGCTCGCTCTTCGTCAACTGAGCCGTGGCTATGCCAAAACATACCGCAGTACTCGATGGCCAGGCGCCGAGACGGGACGTAGACGTCCAACTCCTTTGGGGCAACAACCGAACGGTCGCGCTGCACAACGGGCGCAAAGATACGCACAAAGCGCGCGATCTCATCCTCGGCACGGGACAGGTGGTGCGAACAACGCGGGCAACCATGACCGCGCCGAAGGTGGTGCATTGGCGTCTGTTCAAAGGGGCCGTGCTGCGGGCAAATGATCGTCACCCGCTCACGCGCGTTCCGGTACTCAACCGTCGCGTAGTCGTAAGCATCTCCGTGGACGGCTCGGGCGTCGGCCTCAAAGGCCGCAGCGGCGGAGGCGATCTTGGTCGCGGCCGTGCGGGCGGCGGCATCAAGAACGGCGTGCCGACGCCCACGCGTAAAGGTAGCGCAGGTCGGGCAGCCCTGGCGCTTGTGAAGGTGATTGCCAGGAAGGATGGTGAAGTCGCCGTGCTCACGGCAGGTTACAACGACCTTTGTTGCGTGGGTCGCGTAAACGGCGCGGTCGTAGGCAAAACGGTCGCCGTGCGCTTCGCGCGCCGCTACCAAGAAATCTTCTTGTGTGAGGCGTTGTTTGGCGCGACGAACAGCGTCGCCGCAGGCAGGGCAGAGCGATGCGCCGCGCCGCAACTGTGCGGGGTATTGGCGGAACTCGCCGTGGGCAGGGCATCGGATGCCGGTGACTGGCTTGAGCGCCCCGTGGTAGGCGGCGCGGGAAAAATCGTAGCGTTCAAGGACTGCCGGCGGCACCTTGGTTAGTAGCTCGTCAATCGTAAGCATACAAACCCACCTCCTTGATTCGCATGGAGGCATATAGCACAAAAAATCAGTTTGGAAAACTGATTTGGAAAAATTTAAGGCAGTGCGCCAATCAAAAAAAAGCCCCAGATTTCTCTGGGGCTTTTCCTTTAAACTCAAAGAGTTGGAGGCTACACTCCGGGAGTCCCGTACACCGTGCGCGGGTCGGTCCAACCGAAAACGTAACGTTCGGTCGCCTTGTAGCGCATAGAGTCAGTCTCGAAGTCGCCCTCCATGCTCTTCTCGAGCGGGCGGCGCATCAGAAGCTTCAGGCCTTCCGGCGCGTCCGTCTGGATCCACCAAGCGGTGGTCGAGGTCAGACGCGACAGGTTGGCCTGGCCGCCGGACAGCAGCCCCATGGAGTTCACGGGGTTGATGTCGTTGTCGGCCGTGCCAGTACGCAGCACGCTCTTCAGCAGCACTTCCGCCTGGAAGACGTTAGACGGCGAGACCACCAGCTTCTTCGGCTGCAGACGGATGCGCTTGCCGTTGTTGTCAACGGCGTTGCGGATCTGGATCAGCAGCTGCTCAAGCGACGTCTGCGAGAGGTTCGCAGCAGTCGTCAGCTGGTTGCTGAACGTGCCGTTGACGATCGGGTGGTTGTTGGCGACGAGCGAGACGCCGTCACCGCCAAGGAACGCGCCGTTAAACGCGCGGTTCAGGATGTTCGCACCCAGCGTTTCCTTGGTCTCGATCAGCGACTGAGCAAGGTGGCGGGCGTAGGTCTGCCCGATCTTGATGTGGTCGCCGTCTTCAACCAGCACCTTCGTCAGCGCGAAGGCGAGGCCGTAGACCTTGTAGAGGTAGCGCTGGATGAACAGCACACCGCCCGACTGGTAGGTGACCGGGGTGCCGTCCGGCAGCTCAGGAGCCGCGCCGAAGCCGTACAGAACCGGCTCTTCATGGTAGTTGCGCGGGGTGCCCCGGCTCTCCTTGAAGACCTGCTTGTACTCATCAGCACGCTGCTCGTAGATGCCATCGAACTCCTCAGAGATGATGGGTTCAACGATCGACCGGAACTGGGTCGAGTTCATCGGCATTGCCATGGCTCAGGCCCTCCTCAGAACGGGGTCACAGCGGCAGCAAACTGGTGCTCCGCAATCTTGACCTGAACAATGGTGAACGCGTCGCCCGGCACGTTGTTGAGCTCGGTCGCGATGTTCAGAACCACGAGCTGGCCCTGCACAGAGGCAGAGGTCGCCGCGTTCATCGTCGCCGTGGACATGCCGAGGCCGTTGTTCGCCGCGATGTTCGTGAAGTCGGCCTGCTGGCCGATTTCAGAAATCGTGATCGGGCCATCCGCCTGGATCTCGTAAACGATCTCCGGGTCGAACGTGTAGTAGCCAACGATCTCGGTCGCAACGGTGTTCGCGGGCCAGAAGTTCGAGACCACGCGACGGCCAGTAGCCGGCGTGAACTCGCAGCCCTGGAACGACCCGACGATCGGGTCGCCGACAGCGGCGGCCTGCAGAGTGCCGTCGGTGCCGATCTTCACAGGCTGGCCCGTGAAGATGTTAGCGGCATAGGTCGACAGGATAGTGCCTGCCTCCTGCCGGATCACCCCGGAGGGGTGCTTCGCCGGGCGGAGCCCGAACGGTGCGTTAACCGAAGACATCCTATGTCTCTTTCACGCAAGGGGTTGGGGAATCCCACGCTTCTCTAGGTGAAGATCGGCGTGGGTACATGGCGCCGCATGTCTGACGTACCGTCGCCCTCCATCACGTTCGACCCCATCGCGCGAGCCTGCTCGCGAATTAGGTCGGCCGTCTCGGCCAGCTTGCTCTCCTCCTCCATCGGCATCCGGTGATGCGCCTCGGCCATGTACCGCTGGTACAGAGCGTTGGGCAGCTTGAAAGCCAGCATCTCGTTGACGCCGACCATGCCTTGGTATTCGCCCGTCTTCAGAGTGGAGTACTCCCAGCCGGGCACGTCCTTGGCGGTGATCGGCTCGTAACCGAGGCGGATACGGGCCTGGATGGTGTCGCGAGGATTCTTCGTGGTGAGCCAGCAAACGTGATAGCCGGGGATCTCCGGCAGATCAGGCAGCGCAGACTGCCAGAACGACTGGCGGAACATAGAGACGCGGTCGTTGTCCGACAGCTCTCGGTCCTGGGTCACAGCACGATCCTGCATCGCGCGGTCAGACCTGTCCGAGCCCATGCTCTTCTTCAGGCGTTCGTCAATCGAGTTGGTCATGTCACTCACTCCTATCAGCGAGTTGCGTTGCGTTCAGCGTCAGCCATGCGTTGCAGCACGCGCTTGCGCTTTTCTTTGTCATCCCACACGCCACCCTCGATCATGGCCTGCTTGGCCTCGGGGCTGACGTAGACTTCCCGCCTTGTAGACGACAAGGCATGCTCTCGGCCACCACCGATTGGTGGGCCGCGACGAGTTGCCGGTCCAGGCTTCTGGGACGCGCCGGTGCGGGACGGCAGCCGCTTCTCGACGCGGCGCTGCAGCTCGTCCCAATACTCTGCCGTGGTCGGATCCCAGCCCTCGGCCGCCAGGCGATTGTCAATCGTGTTGACAATCGCGCTCTCTTCGTCCTTGGCGTCGGGATCGTACCAGGGGTTGTCTTCCATCCACTCCTGAGCGTGCGTCTTCAGGCGAGGATCCACGCGCTCGGTGGGCGCGTCGGACTGCTGGAAGCGGGTCTTCACCGCAGCCAGCTGGCGGGCCTCCTCAAGGGCCTCGTCGCGGGCGCGGAGGGCCTGTGCGGTCTTGGCCCCGTCGCCGCGCTGGACGGCGTCCGCAAGAACGCGCTCGGCCTGATGGGCGCGGCTCTGGGCGGTGTAGAGCCGCTCGTCGACCGCCCGCAGATCTTGCTGAACCGTGCGGCCCTCAAGGGACTGCAGGCGGCGCTCAAGTTCCTCGTTCCGTCGGCGGAGCGTGTCCAGCTCCGCCAGCGTCATCTCCTTGCCCTTGCGCCGGCGATCGCGAGCGCGGCGGCGCTCCTCACGCCGAGCCGCCCGGACCTCGGCAGAGCCGCCTTCAGGGCTGTCCTCGCCCTCGCCCTCGGCAGAGCCAGAAAGCCGCTCGTCGTCGTCCTGCTCCGGCGGCGTCTCGACGGCGACGATCTCGTCGTCGTCCTTCTCGGTAATCTTCTCGGTATTCATGCTCGGCTCCTTTCAGCCAGGCGTCAGATGAAGGCCTTGATGGCCAGCGGGTCGCAGGTCACTTTGCCGAGCACGTCGAGGTCGTTGAAGATCACGAACATCGCCGGCTCGTCGCGGTTTTCGGTCGGGACTTCCCACCGATCGCCGCCATACTTGGGGACGCGAACGAAATCGCCCGGGCCGCACCATGCGCCCTCTTTCCACTCCTGCATGGTGTCGCGGTTGCGGAAGGCGAGCGGACCCATGGCGACAACCTTCGCCACCTGGGTGTTCCACTTCTCGGTGTCCTTAGTCTCGGACGTCAGAATGATGCCGCCCGCACTCTTCATCTTCGGCGTGCGGATCTGCACCAGGATTCGCGACCCTGCTGGTTCCACACCCGGATCTGCGGCCGGAAATGCCTGCCGCAGGCGCTCAGTAGACTGGTCTGCCGACGTGACGCTCGATGCCACCGTCCATCTCCTCAAGGCGATCTCCGATTGCCATTTCGACAACCTCAATCGCGCGTTGTAGACCGGCATACATGCCGGTCACCCTCCCGTACTCGAACGCGTCGCGTCCTGCCGGGCTGCTCATGGCCTGATGCGCAATCTCATTGAGTTCGCGCTTCAGGGCGGACAATATCCGCGCTTCTGACATTATGGTGCCGCCGGGCAATACGCAAGCATTGTTCTGCGATTACTTCACAGGAGCCTTGCTGCCGTGCGTCTTGCCGTCGGTCGAGCGGATCGGTGCCTTCGGCATGTTCGTCTTGTTCCCCGTCGTCGGGTTGTTGCCCATCGCGAGGTTCTTGCGCTGCGGGATCAGATTGGCGTTCGGGGTCTTCATGGCACTATCCTTCAGGGAGACGGGTTGATGCCGGTGCCCGTCGACAGGTCCGATCGGTTGCCGGCGAGAATCTCGGCGCTGGAAATGCGCAGAGCGGTGTCGTTGTCCTGGGTGTTGATGGCTTGGCGCGCCGCCAGTTCGGCCATCTTGCGCTTGTCCTCCGCAGCCTGGCGCTCGGCCTGCAGCTGGGCGTCGGCGTCAACACGCATCTGCTCGACCGCGAGGTCGGTCTGCTGCTCCATCGAGCGCTCCTGCATCTTGATCTGGTCAAGCTGCGCGTCGCGCTGGTTCTCGGCCTGCTGGAGGGCCAGCCTCTGCTGGTCGAGCTGGGCGCGCTGGGCGTCGGCCTGAGCGCGCTGCTGCAGGGCCTGCATCTGCACCTGGCCGGGGTCGGTCGGGCGCGGCTGCATGGACTGCACATACTGGATGGCCTGCTGCAGGATGGGCGGCAGCTGCGCGAGCGCAGAAGACCCAGCCGCCATGACGTCATCGGACGCCACCGCCAGCATGCGATCGAAGTTCTGGTTCACCTCGGGATCCTTCGGATCCATGAGCTGAGAGATGTCCATGCCCGCAGCTTCGGTGGTGAGGCTGAACACGGCGCTCACATACCAGAGCGCGATGTGGTCGCGCAGGTGCGTGATGACGGACGGGATGAAGGTGGGCGAAATGGCCGGGTTCTGGCCGAAAACCGGGCTCATCAGGAAGTCCAGGTGGACCTTGATGTGCGCGACGTGATCCTGATCGGGGAAGGCGACGATCGGCCGGCCCATGGTCGCAGCGACGTTCTCGTTCACCGGGTTCATGCGCTCCGGTTCCGGCTTCGGGATCAGGAGGCGCTTGGCCGCGTCGGGGATCTTGCTCTGCTCGAGAATCATCTCCTCGACCTTGCGGAGGTCGTAGAGCTGCGGCATCGCGGCGGCGCGCTGGGCGATGAGCGCCACCTGGGCGTGGCGCTGCACGTCGGAGAAGATGTTGGGGTCGGAGACCGGGACGACGTCAAGCGGGCCTTCGAAGTCCGCGCGACGCACCATGATCTCGCCGGTGTCGTCGTAGACCTCGCTCTCCTCGAGGTACGTGTAGTTAATCCGGTGGAGGATGCGCAGCGCCCGGCCCATCGCGTTATGCAGGCGCGCGTGGATGGAGGAGAACACGGTCATGCCCTGCTCGATGAGCGCGAGCGTGGTGCCGACCGGCTGGTTCTGGTTCGTCTCGCCCAGCTTGTCGAAGCTGGTGCGGACGACGTTCTTGCCAGCGTCCACCATGAAGCCCAGCAGCTGGAACAGCACCGGGCTCGGCTGGTTGTACGGCAAGGGCATGATGGCCTTGCGGATGTCGTCGACGTTCAGCGGCGCTTCGATCTCGTTGATCGAGGCCGGGTCGATCGACATCGACTGGCCGCCCTTACCGGCGGAGCGCATCCGCAGGAGGGTCTGCGAGTTGCTGATGTGGGCGCTGTCAAGCAGGGCGCGGAGGGCGCCGGTGGAGGCGCCGGAGAGGCCGCCGATCATGTGCGGGAGGCCAATCGGGTAGGCGCCGCGCCAGGGGATGAAGGGCCACTCGACAAACCAGTGCAGCTCTTCGCGGCGCTCGTCCTCAGGATCCCAGTTGCGGTAGATCGAGAGCACCGAGCGCGTGGCGCTGTCGATCGTCACGACATACGGCGAGGGAGGCTCGTCCTGGTCTTCTTCGATCTCGATCTCGGCGTGGCAGTAGATCTCGAAGATCGTGCGTAGGCCGTCGTCGTTGTAGGCGTCCTGGTCGCGGCCCTCGATCTTGTCGTTGGCCTTGGCCGGCCCCGTCTGGTCGATCTGGGTCTCGGGTATCAGGTCGACGTCGCGGTACATGCCGGACGAGACGCGCCGGGTGTACTCCAGCTCGGTGATGTACTGGACGTGCGTCCTGCGCTCGGCGGTCTCAAACGAGGTCGCGGCAAACGGCAGGTACATATCGTCGATCGGGACGAACATGGCACGCGGGCGCTTCAGGCGCGGATCCCAGTAGAGCTTCAGGTACTGGGCGCCGCCGAGCGGAACCTGCGTGATGGTCTGCTCCAGCTCGGGCCGGAACTCCGTCATCTGCTGGGTCAGCTGCCAGTTCATGTAGCGCTTCTTGCGCTCGGCCTTGTCAAGCTTCTTCTGCGTGACTTCGCCCGGGATCTTGGTCTTCACCGGGCCGTCGGGCGGCAGCAGTTCCTTCAGGGCGCGGGCGGCGAAGTCAACGGCCGCCTCGGTCAGGAGCGGGTGGACGACGCGGGACGCGCCCTCGAACTGGGCGCCGCCGGGGGCGTCGTCACCGAGCCCGGTGCGGCGCAGGCCTTCCTCGTACTGCTCGTCGCGCTTCTTGCGCGCTTCCTTGTCGCGGGTGACTTTGTCGTAGAGCTCGGTCGCGACCGTCGACAGGACGCTGTCGGGGAGCGCCTCCGCCAGGTTGGCGAAGTGATCCGGGTTGGCTTCGGCCGGGTCATCGTCGTCGAAGCGAACGATGGCGCCGCCATCTTCGGTGTTCTCGACGCTGTCGTCGACGTCGAGCGGCATGAGCTGCCCGTCGCCGTCGTCGTCGTCAGCAGGGAGGTCCAGGTCTTCGGGCGTCATCGGATCTCTTCGCGGTCAGAGATGGGGGCCGGCATCAGCGAAAGGCGCCCCGACGGCCACGCGCCGCGAGGGCGAGCGGGCTGCGGCCTGGGGCGGGGGCGGCGAGGGGTTGCGCACGGGCTGCGCGCGCCAGGCCGCCGGGCGAAGCCAAGGAGCGGCCCTGCGCAACCTGGGGAGAGAGGTAGGCAAAGTCCCTCAAGAAATCTCGATTGATGCCGCCCACAGGCCCGCCATCGGCGAACCGATCGAACAAAGAACCAACGAGGCCGCCTTCCCTGTAGCCATCACCGCTGTCGCCGGAAGGACCACCCCCCATATCGCCGCCGCTGGTGCTGGCTTCGCCACCCGGAGTGCCGCCCGGAGCGCCATCAGGAGAGTTGTCACCCTTCTCCCCGCCAACGCCAGGCGCATCCTTGTCACTGCCGAACGTGCCTTCGTTGACGTCGCCAATGCCCTTATCGCTACCGTAACCGCCAAAGATCGAACTTATGAAATCGCTTACGGTCGGAACGCTTTTTTCAACGCCAAGCATATCCGCAAGAGCTTCCGACGCGGCACCACGGGTGGCTGCCGCAATGCCTGGACCGATGCCGCCAGTTAGGGCGCCGAGACCAAAAGCCATGGCCGCGTCTTGCACAGCGGGCTCAGACAAGAAGCTGCCAAGGTCTTGCGCGAAGTTGCCAGTACCGGGCGCCCCGGTTGGGCCGGGTTCACCTCTTGTCCCGTCGCCTTCAGGCATATTCAGGAAATCAAGGTTGGCCTTAGGCCCAAGCTCCATCGCAGCGCCTTGCCCAAACTCTCGCAAAGCATTGTCCCAGCCAACCTTTTCGACGCGATCGAGCCAATAGGCCTCAGCGCCAGCGTCTGGGTCTCGATTCAGGACCGAGTCGTAGAGGCTATCAATCGCAGACGCAGAGTCCGAGAAATTGCCGAACGGCGTCTGGGTGGTTTTGACGCTCGCGGCGTCAACGGTTGGGAGATTTTCGGCTTCAGGTTTGTATGTCGCGCTAATGTTTTCGAGAGCCGGAAGGTCTTCGACGGTGATGCCGAGGCGATCCTTGACGTCGCGCTCAGTCATGGCGTCGAGATCACGCCGAGTTTCTTGGCGGGCCGTTTGGTCTTCGGAGGTAACGCCAGACAGATCGCCAAGGCCGCTTGTGATGCTGCTGATGAGTGGAGTGCCGCCAAGGGCGGGGAGGGCCGTATTCGCGATGTTTGAAATGTCTTTTGAAACGCTGCCGGTGCTTGGCATGAACGGCCCCGCGTCCGGGTTCTGGACATAGGTGCCGCCTGCTGGCCCGCTAATGGTGGTCTGGCCTGCGGCGTTTGGAACAAACGTCGCCGGAAGCGGCCGAATGTCCCCGTCGCCACCGTCGCCACCGCCCCCCTCGATCGGCAGGCGGCGGACGGGAGACGTGCCGCTGAAACCCTCGCGCTGCCCGAAGAAGTTGCGCTCGTTGCCCAAGGCGTAGCGCTCGGCCTCTTCCGGCGGCCCGTAGTATTCGCGCATGAACAGCGGCTGGGTCGCCTGATAGACCTCGCCGCCCTGAGCCAAGCGCAACGGCTCCTGCTCAGGCATCGGCGTGACATAGCGGCGTTGGGCCTGCTGGACCATCTGCAGATGCCTTTCCATCGGAGAAATCGCCGTATCAGGGCTGCCCTGCATCTCAAGGCTCGCCATCACGCGCTGCAACGCGCCCGGATCCACCTCGGTCCGGCGCTGGCGCATGGCAGGCGGCGCCAGCGGAGGGGGCGGAGGCGGGAAGGGGATCGGCGTGGGCGGCTGGGCCACCACCGGCTGCGGAGCCGGCAACTCGGGCGCCTGGGCGGGCGCCTGGGCGGGAGCGGCGGCAACCGTCGAGGACGCGGGCGCGGGCGCGGGAGCCGGGGCGCCCCGGAAGCTGTCCAGGATACGGCCGGCGAACTGCGGGCCGGTCATGTTCTCGTTGCCAGCGTTCCAGAGCACCGCGTTGCGGCCCACGATGTCAACGGCAGGGCGGTTGCCCTGCAGCAGGCTGACAGCGCCGCCAGCGCCCTGCTGGTGCGCGAGGTAGAGCGTCGGGGCGTCGATCTCGAAGCCGCGCCGGCGGAGCTGGCGGGCGTTGTCGGCCGCCAGGCGGGCGGCGGCCTCGGCGGAGGCGACCTCGTCGTAGGGGTCGCGCAGGCCCATGGCCGTGGCGGTGCGGGGGATGAACTGGAAGGGGCCGGCGGCGCGCGAGTTGCGGTTGAACAGGCGCGTGCCGTCGCTGCTCTCGATCTGGCGCACGCGAGCGAGGTAGCCCTCCGGCAGGTCGTACTGCTGCTCAAGCTGCGCGTAGAGGGCGGCGCGCTCCTCGGCGGAGGGGGCGGGGCGGCGGGCTCGGCCGCCGGAGGCGAGGCGCTGCGGGGCAGGCATGATCGAGCGGGTCGCGCGCTCTGCGACAGGCGCCAGCTCTTCGGGGGCGGAGCCGGTGACGGCGCGAGCCAGCCCGCCGAGGACTTTCGCGCGGCTCACGCCGTCACCGCCCTGTCGCCAAGCCGTGCTGGAGCGATCCGGCCGGCGCCAGTTGTTGAATTGGCAACTCTCGGATCACGCAGCATAGGGGTTCCCGCGCCTCTTCGGCTGCCAGTAATCCTCGATTTCGCGGGGATTAGCAACTGAAACCCCCATCTTGTCCACAACTACCCGCAGGGCCTGGGTCGCGCTGTCGACCAGATCGTCGTGGGCGATGCTCTTCTCGCCGCTGAAGCTGCAGATCTGCTCGATGAGGGGGTCGGCCCAGGACCGGGGCTGGCCGGGTCGCTTGTCGCTCTCGACAACCCAGACCATGCCGTTCGCGAAGAGGTGGCTGACCATGTGCAGGCGCTCGAGCTTGCTGGCGCGGCCGGGGTTGTACGCCACCGCCTGCAGGCCCTCGCGGGCGAGCATCTGGCGCAGGCTGATGCCGCTGCCCTTGTCCTCGATCACGCACAGGTCGGGCTTGCGGCCGGAGTTGCCGAGCAGGGGCGCGCCGTAGATCGGAGCGATGAGGGGCTTGTCGCGATCGCCGTACTGGACGGCCATCTCGCGCTTCGTGCGCTCGATGAGGTCGGGCATGCCGAGGCGCTCCTGCCAGCAGTCGAGCAGGAGGACGCCGTCCTGGCGGTCTTCGCGGAAGAGGCCCCAGACGCTGCAGCCGGTGAAGTCGGCGTCGCCGGTCTTGGAGTTGCGCGTGGCCTCGGTGAAGGCGGTGTCGAGCGAGAGCACGATCAGGTCGAACACCGGCAGGGGCTTGTCGGCCGGCCAGAGCTGGATCCAGGAGCGCTTGATGATGCCCTGGTCGGCCGGGTCGAGCACCTCGGCGTGGATCTCCTGGCGGCCGAGGGCGGTGCCTTCGTACTGCAGGATCTGCTCGCGGAAGGTGGGCGCCAGGTTCTTGAGGTTGGCGTAGGTCGAGGCGCGGGAGACGGTGACGTCCTTGCCTTCGCGCTTGAGCAGCCGGGTGATGATGGGCTTGGGCTTGGGGGTGGTGGAGATCACGATGCGCGGCCGATCGCCCAGGCGCATGCCGAACATGAGCATGTCGAAGGCTTCCTCGGCTCGCTGCCAGGCGGCGAGCTCGTCGAGCCATCCGCCGTGGAACTGTGGGCCTCGGAAGCGCTCGGGGTTCTCGGCGGAGATCCCCTTGATCAGGGATCCGTTGCGGAGCCGCAGCTCGACGTCGGTCTTGTTGTAGAGCGCGCCGCTGGAAGTGGGTTCGATCAGCTCCTGCGGGATGACGGCGAGCAGGCCGCTCTCGCCCTCGAAGCAGGTGCCCACGAGGTCGCCGTAGGTGGGGGCGGAGACGAGCCATCGGGTGTTGGGGTTGGACCATGCCCACCAGCCGATGGTCTCGGCCGAGGTTCTGGTTTTGCCTGCGCCTCGACCTGCGAGGAGGAGCCAGAGTGACCACCAGTCGCCGGCGGGGACGAGCTGGTGGTCGAGGGCTTTGTCCATCCACTCGGCGTGCCAGAGGAGGCCTCGGGCGACGTCGTTGGGGAGTTTGCCGATGAGTTCGATTTCGGCTGGCGTGAGCGCGCTCACGGGTTTGGGCGCTTAGGCGTCTGGCTTGCGGTTGGCGCGGCGGCTTTCGATCGACGCGACGAGCTTCTCGACGAGCTTGGACTGGACGGAGACCTCGATGGGTTTTTCGCCGCCGGAGATCGTGATGTCCTGCTTTTCGGACCAGCCCATGCGCGCTTTGGACCAGAAGATTGCGGCTGCGGTGTTCCCGTTCATGGCTTGCTGAAACAGGGTTCCGGCGATTTTCGAGTTCGCGTCGGCCATGCCGATGTCGAGGTCGTCGCGGTAGTGGTCGTGGAGCGTTGGCTTCGAGATGCCGAGGAGGAGCGCGATTTGCTGCTGTGGGATGCCGTAGCCGGAGAGCTTTCGGGCGAGTTCGCGGGTTTCGTCGGTCGGCGTGTGCGGCTGGTTTGGCGTCGCGGTTTTCAGGGGTAGGCGTAGGCCGGGGGCGGGCAGCGGCTTGGGCTTCTTCGCGGGCTTGGCGCTGGCGTTGGCGGCGGTGGCGGTCGAGCGGGGCTTATCGTTCTGGGCGCGTTTCGGGCGTTGTGTGTTGGCGGGCTCGGCGGGGTTTTTCGATCGGGCGGTCATGGCTCTTGGCGCTGACATCGGGTTGGCCTGGAGGATATGGCGGCCGGGGCTGTCGGCGCAAGGGAAAATCGCCAGAAGCCCGAAAAAACAAGGGCTCAGACCGCCTCAACCGGGCCTTGAACCATAGATCGGGGCTAAGTCGTTGATTTTGCTGCCTCTTTTATTAATCATACAATTCAAAATATTCTCTCCTATCTTACTCTCCTCTTAGGGGGGGGGCTTATAGGTGAGTGATTGAATACCTTTCTTCTCTCTTCCCTTGTTTACCTCTGAGTTGAAGACTTAAGAATTAAGAGTTTTAGTTTTTGGCGGTTTTCTGCGGGTTTGCGGCCGATTTTGGGGCTTGAGAAGTTGCCGCAACGCCTCAACACTTTGAAGAGTTTCCGGGGTTTTTGTCGCCGGATTGCTATTTTGGGACCGTTTTGGCGGCTGAAACTCTGCAGCGGATCGGCGCCTTGATGGCATATAAGAGCCGAATATTTGCCCGGAAAATGGGATATAACACCCCCCTGCGTTGCCTAGGGAATAGTCCGTATCCCCGGCCTTCACATCATTTTTTCTACATATGAAAGCCAAATATTCTACGTTAAATAGAGCATCTCCGCCTTTGCGTGGGCCGTGGAATAGTCCGTATCCCTGGCTCTCGTCTCATTTTTTCTACATATAAAAGCCGGATATTATCCGCCAAATAGGGCATCTCCGCCCTTGCGGGGACCCCGTAAATGCCCATATTGTCGCTGACTACCTCATTTTGTGGAGATGAAAAAAATGGCTGGACACATACAGAAGCAAGCTCTGATGGCCTCGGGCGCTGCCGAGCTGAAGGCGTTGCTGCTGAGTTGCGGGTGGTCTGTGCGCCAGGTTGCGCTGCGCGTTGGGGCTTCGGAGGCTGCTGGGGCGCGTTGGGTTGCAGGGGCCGAGGCGCCTCCGCCGGAGTTGATGTCTTGGCTGCGGGCTGTTGCGAGTGCGCTGGAGGGGGTGCCGGCCCCGCCAATGCCGGCGGTTCGTCGCGCTCGGGGACGTCCTCGGGGCGGCAGCTACGTGCTGGAGATACTGCGCTGGATTGGGAGGCCGGCGTCGGTGCGGGAGATGTGCGCCGGTGCGCCGCACTTTGAGCGGGAGGTTGCCGCTATCACCATGCGCCAGAACTTGGAGCGCCTAGTTGCGACGGGGCAGGTGCTGAAGTTGGATGGGAGCCCGATCACCTATGCGCTACCCGGCCAAAAATAATTCGCCGATCCGCGTTTGCGGGGTTGACGGTGATTCCCGCTTCGACGAAACTTCGCGTCACGGGAGCCGGCTGATCGGCCCCGGATGGAGATGCGAAGATGCTCGCTTCTGATTCTGATATCCGCCCTGGCAAGAACCGGGTGAACGTCCGGCCCAGTGAAGATCAGGCGTCGAACATGGTGATCCCGGCCGAGGCTCAGGGTTACATAGACTGGGGTCAGGTGGACGAGAACATGACCTGCCGCCAGGTGGCGGTTCTGCTGACGGTGCGCGCCAATCCTGGCGTGTCGACGGGTGCTGTGGCTGCGCTGTTGGGTGTGCCTCAGCCGGTCGTGACGCGTGCGGTCGACAAGATGTTCAGCTTGGATTTGCTGCACCGGCTGCCTCACGCGGCCGATCGGCGTCTGGTGGAGCTGATGCCGGGTCCGATGCCGAAGAAGGGGGGTCGCTGAGATGATGTCCGAAAGCGTTTTTCTGGCGGCCCTTGCCGCCGTGGGCCAGCGGCTCGCGGAGTTGCGGAACGAGGCCATGGATCTTGCGATGCCGGACTCGGTGATCAACGGCCTGATGTGGCTGGGCGATGACGCGGCTGGGATCCTGGGCGACGCTGCTCACGCCGTTGCGAAGTCGATGGAGAGAGAAGATGGCCAAGTTTGAGATGGCGATTGCGGTCGAGGACAAGGGCAACGTCCAGCTGGAGTTCTGGGCGGCCGACAACATCGACGACGTTGTGTTGAAGCTGACGCCGGAGATGGCGCTGGAGGCGGCCGAGGTTCTGGTGCGGGCGGCCCGCCAGGCCATGCGGGTGGCGAAGAAGGAGAAGGCGTCGTGACCTTTCGTGCAGACTTCCTGGCGGATGCCCCGGCTCACGTCCGGGGCACCAGCCTCTGGTCCTGGCAGCAGGCGATCGAGGGCAGCCGCAAGGCTGCGGCGGGCGGTGACCTGGGCCACGCTGCGTGGCTGCTGGCCCGCGCTGCTGCGGTGCGGCGTCAGATGGCAAAGATCTTGGCGTGCCCGCGTGCGCGCCAGGGGCTGGTGGCGCCATGAACCGGGACACGCGCGTGGTGCTGGTGGCATTCGCGATCGGGGCCATGTTCGGCCCCGCTCTGGTTTGGATTTTGGGTCTCACGCTGGCGGCGTGGGCCGGTTTGTTGGGAGGACACTGACATGGCGACGAAGATCACCCGTGATATGTTCAGCACCCGCTCGTTTCAAGTCATCACCGGCGTGATGAAATTCGAGACGCTGGAGCAGGTTGCTGAATGCTCTGAGTGGGATCTGCGCCGAGTACCCAACTTTGGTCTCAAGTCGCTGAAAGAGGTCAAGGAGGTACTGGAGGCGCATGGCCTTTATCTCGCCTCGAAGTCGAGCTGGAATCGTCCTGAGCTGAGTTCAGCCGCGCAGGCTGGGGCCGGGTATCTCGACATGCTGAGGGCTCTTCGGGTGATTGCCGAGTTCCCGTTGGCTGAGAGCACATCGCCGGACAGCGCGGCGGTCTACATGCGGGCCCTCGCCCGCCACATCCTGGGCAGCGGAAGGGAGGCCTGACATGGTCACGATGATGGTCGACGTGGAAGTCGAAGAGGTGCTGCAGCAGATCGAGACGAGCCAGCTGGTGCATGAGTTGCACATGCGAGTGCTGGTCGGAGACCCCATTGCCGAAAAGGCGTTTAAGTATTCGGGTCAGATGATCATGCAAACGCTTGAGCACCTGCGTGCGGGCTCCATTGGAGAGGCGATCGAGGTGCTGACGCGAGGGGCGAGCAGCAATACGGCATCTGACGTATTGAAGGACTACGAGAAGGCGAAGACGGGCGAGCATCCGTTCCTGCGGTTTGTGAAGGACGAGTGATGACTGAGCAGCAAGACAACGCGCCTGTGGAGCTGCGGCCGGGGCTGCAGCGCCTGCTTGAGGCGGTGGATGCGGTGCTGGCGGTGCCCATCACCGAGGGGGCCGAGTTTCCGAGGCTGCAGCTGGCGGTCGCGCGTGACGGGTTTCGGCGCGTCACGACGGCGCGCTCAGGGGGGCTGTGAGCATATGGCTGACCTGTATCTGGACAGCATCGAGGTCTGTCGTCGGTTGTCGGCTGCCTGCAAGGCGGCCGGCAGCCAGAAGCTGTGGGCGGAGCAGCATGGCGTGTCGGCCGCATACGTCAGTGACGTGATCAATGCGCTGCGGCCGCCGGGCCAGTCGATCTTGGATGGGCTTGGGCTG